TTTTCTTCTTCGACATGCACTGATAATTGAATGTTATTGTCTCGGCCCGTTCCCTCAGCAATATACCACCCGCAAAATTCCCCCAATATCGCGTCTAATGGGATACGAGTTGGGACATGCACTGCTCCAACCTTATGGGGGATAGGCAAGCTCTTAGTTTTATGCGAGGGGTGACTTATAGGAAATGCCACATAATCGCTTTGGGTTATTTCGCCTGCGGCTTTCCAGATAGGTCTGCCTGTCTTGTATTCACGGCATAGAATTTTATGATCTACCGTAGCCTCAATGGGGTGGTAAGAATTGCCATGCAGGGTAATTCTTACAACGTCTTTATCACATGGGATTTTGCTCAAAGCCCTGACTTCCATCAACGCCCCATTCCCAGAACGCACCCTAGATGGAGGTTCAGTGATTGGATAGGCATATCCGTCTTCGCCAATAACCCGCTGACTTGGTAAAAGACACAAGTGCGCGAGGTGAATGGTATTGCCCCGACCAAAGGAGTGGTTGCCCGCCGTCCCAATATAGCTGGAACTTTCCAGCGCCGGGAAAGTGGAGGTGATTTTGTCGTCTTTCCCCATGACGGGTTTCGACCCTGTGGGAATTTTGTCGTAAAACAGCTTAAACTTTTCCCGCAGTTTTTCCGTTGAGGTTTTGTCATGTGAGATAGTGACCACCGTTTTCCCAAACTCAGTGGTGACTTTTTTATAGAACAAGCCTTGTATAAAAGTAGAGAACCCCAACTGACGGGCCTTGAGAATGAGGTCGCGCCCACTGCGGT